GCAAAATAAGTTCTAGTAGTTAAGGCCCCAGAGCCTGTTATTTTAAAATAAAAAGGTTTAGAAGAAGAACCTTCATCCGTAATTATTAATTCTCCGTAATCACTATCCCCTTCATATAATGCAAAAGTACACTGTCCTTGACCTGTTCTAGCTAAAACACTCCTACCTGTAAAAGTAGAATAGTTATCACCAGAACTATGTACAGAAGCTCTGTTAATTTGTAACCATGTTATACCATCTAATGTAAAATAAACATTAGTTCCTGAAGTAGCTATCAAACCATCTGCATATACAAAAAGACCTAATATTGGTGAAGTTCCATTAGGTCTTGTAGCATCATCTCCACCAAAAGCTGAAAAGCCATTAATTCTTCGGTAGCCTCCGTCTGAGTCTACTTCAAAATTTTCTAAGTCTGTTGCTAGTCCCGGCTGAGATAACATCTCAAATTGATTAAGGTTTGTGTTTAAACCTCCGCGACAAGAAACACCAAAGGGTAACGAAGCTGCCATTAAACAAACCTTATTCTATCGTCTTTAAAGTATCCGGGTGCTGGTTCCATTAAGTTTAGCTTCATATTCTTAAGACCTTTTTTATAATCTTCATTTGAAAAAGCAGCAGCTTGTGGATTATCTTTAAATTGATGTACATAGTATCTAGCCCTATTAATTAAAACAGGAACATATAAATCTGGAAAAACTACCTCATCAGTATAAGCACTTAAGGCCGTAGGTAACGCATAAGCATAAAACCAAATTTTATATGCTTTATCAGGAATAGGGCTTAAACCAAACTTACGATTATCAGGGCTTTTAATAACCCTATCAGGAGTACCGTAACTTTGAGTATCTGCATCATCGTTATTTTGACCAATTCTAAAATAATCTTTCCACTCTTCAATAGTTGTATATCTTAAGTTTCTAGATGTGTAAGGAGAAGTTTCTCCTGAAACACCTATTGTAGTCAATAAAAAATTATCCCAATCAATATAGCTGTAGTCAGTCGTTAGACTATCTGATGCAGGTTTAAGCTCATACCAACGTGTACCGGCCACAGTTTCAATATTTACATTTCCGTAATTAGGGTCTGAAGTTCCGCTTTCCGCAACGGCTAAAAAAGGCCACTGTGCTTCTTCGTTAACCATGTCTAAATATGCTCGGTTAATAAGATCTTTAACGTGACTTTGAATTCCTACAGACGTAGCAAAATCTGCGCTGGTTAATTCAACTTCATTAATTTCACGCAGAATTTCATTACACAATTGTAAATATGTAGTAGCCATTATTTTTTATGAACCTTTTGTATTGGAAAGTCTACTGCTTTACTTGCGCCTTTATGTGGCTTAAAGCCGTCTTTAGGGTCTTTCATAATTTTGTAAGACTTACCGTTTTTCATCCAATGATAACCTTCAGGTGCAGGTACTTTCATTTCATTGTATTCTTTTTAGTTTTACCACCACACTTTTTTTCCATATCAGCAATAGAAGCATAGCCACCATAAGCGTAACCGCCTCTAGGCTTTTCCATTTTCTTTTTCATATCGCTTTGCATTTTATCTACCATAGTGCCGCCACCCATATAACCGCCTCTTTTATACATCCTTCTCTCCTGAGTAAAAATAGAAGGTCTAGATGCCTCAAAAGAACCCACGGCGTTCCACATAGTAGGCTGTTGTCGGTTTTCAGCAGCCCTAACTTTTTTAAAAAAGTCTTCTTTAAATTTCTTAAACATTAATCTTGCTCCATGCTAAAAGTTTTAGAAGTTTCTCTAGCTATCTCTAATTCACTCTTATTACCAAAGATACGATCATAATTTTCCTGATACTTATCCTTATCAAAACCCTTACGAAAACGACTATCCTTAGATACAATCGCTTTCCTAAACATTACTGGCTTTTCATTATTACCTATCTGTGGCATCTTTAAATCCTTATAAAGATTGGGGGGCTTTTACACCCCCCGTTCTTATTAGTCGATTCCGTAGAAAGCTGAAACCAGAGCGTCTGGTCGCAGTACTTTGGCACCGTATACGTGAAGACCACGCACGATATCACCAAAGCTATCCGGGTCACGAATTACTTCAGTGCTGGTAATCGTCTGAGCCGTAGCTGTAGAAGACATATGACCAGCAAGACATTGACCTGCAGCGTTAGAAGTTGCAGCAATGTTGTTAGTTTTATACATATCAAAACCACGAAGCTTACCAGAGCTTACCAAGCCATTACGGATGGAACCCTGACCAGCGTTGTAGTCAACTGACAAGAGCTTAGAAGAACTTTGTACAAGTACTTCATAGAACTCAGGATTAGCCAAGAACCAACGACCTTCTTCAGGAACATTAGCTTCGTCAAGAAGACGGGCCATGTGAGAAAGAACGTCAATAGGGTCATGCTCGCCTGAAGCAAAACCGATGTCCAAGTTACCAGTACCGTCAAAAGTACCGCCAGCAAGGTCAGTTGCGCTATCAGAACCAAGGATGTGGTTCGGGCTTGCAGCAGAAACGCCAGCGATCATAGTAGCAATTACGCCTTCGTCAAAAGCATCACGCAAAGCGTAAGCTGCTGAAGAAGTTGCTACATCGCGGAAGTTTACGTGCGACATGTTTGTTTCAATATCATCAACGATGAACTTGAATGCGTTAGCAGTATCAACTACCAAAGAAACTTCTTGGTCAGTCAATTTAGTCTGCGTTACATCTGCACCACGCTCATACTGATAAACAGTAATGACAGGTTCTTTGATGATTCGTACAGTGTCACCGAAGCCAGAAATCTCACCAGCGTAATCAGTATTCGTAATAGCTTCTGCTACTGACGACTTCCGAAAAAAGTTGAGTACTTGCTTGGAATATACTTTGGGTAGGAAAAACGAGTTAGTTTGTCCTGATACTGAGTTACCAAAGTTACCGTTGGTGTCTGTACTTTGCTCAAATAGAGCGTCTGATTGGTTATAAGCCATGTTATATTACTCCTAAGTAGAAAAGATTATCCTCTACGAACTCTTCCCTCTTCCATAGCAATTTTGATTTCTTCTTCGTGTCTATCAAATTGATCAAGGGACATTTTCGCAATTTCACTTTCTGTCCAGATCTTAGCTTCCTTAGCATCTACATTGGTTGTTTTGGTAGATACCATGTCTGCTGCAGAACCTGTCTGCTGACGAGCTGAACGTCTTTTTCGAGTACTTTGTCCTTTACCAGTTTCTAACTTATAAAGATCTAACGCTTTAACAGCTAAAGTAACATTATTAGGATTATTATAAATCCAATCTTGTATTTGCTCAGGTTGTTCTTTAGCCCAGTCATGAAAGTTATCGTCTCCTCTGATGTCATCAAAGTCAGGATGTCTTTCTTGAAGAGCCGCTTCAGCTTCCCGCGCTGCAATTTCTGCTTCTCGTTGTTCAATAACAGAAAGTTTAGATCGCAAGGCTTCTACTTCTTGCTGGCTCCGCATATGAGCTACAGTTTCTACTGTATCATACAAATCAGGGTATTCTTCTCTAAAACGATCTAAGTCTTCTTGAGACTTAGGAGCTTGATATGCAGGTTCGGCTGCTCTAGCCTGTTCCATAAGTTCTTGCTCTTTACGTTTAAATTCAGAAAGTTTCTGATCATAATGTTTCTTTAAATCGTCATAACGCTTTTTATAGTTAGTGCTTGGTTCATCCTCAGTAGAAGGGGCCTTTCTTCGGGTAGCCTTCTGCTGTTGAGGTTCTTCATCTTCTTCCGGGTAATACAAGCTTTCTGCAGCACTTAAAGATTTTTTCCTTTCTTGTGTGTGCCAAGATTTACGTGCATTATACGGGTTTGAGACTTCTTCCTCTTCGTATGCCTGTTCGGACATCGTTACTCTCCTTTTCTACGGGGCTTGTTTCTTGCAAGGTAGCCAATTTCAAACGTCTTTAAAATCTGGGGCTTGATACTACAAGGTAGCCGTACTATTGTTTTTAGCGTCTTCCTCCCATTAGGCTTGGCATCTGATTAGCTGACATCATAGTTTGTGCTACGAGATCTTCATCTTCTTCCATTTGTTGCTTATCCATTCC